TTATCACCGCTGCAGAGAAGGGAGAGAAGATTAGATGCGTGGGACTCCGCCGGTCGTGTTCTTCAAAGTGTTCTGGGCAGCGGTGATAACCTCGATTATTCCGCTGATTTCCGATGCATCGATCTTGGTTGGGTCCAAGGCATCGACCATGGTCTCCATGACTGCGCTTAATTCCTTGACGACCCTGATCAGCTCCAGGATCTCGCCTTGCAGCTTGTAGGTTTCCATTATTTCTCCTCTCGGTTCCGGTAAATCAGCGCCAGTCTGGCAGGAATTACCTTGGTGCCGTTGCAGTTATCGCAGCAGCGATCCTCTGCTATCTTGGTTACCGGCCAAGGATTATTGCCAAATCCCAGGAATGTGTCAGAGCAAATTGAGCATACGAACAGCTTTCTTAGCTCGGGGCTTTTTGTATTCATAATTGTCGTCCTTTCGAAGCGTGTCCCAGGTTTCTCGTTTGATCCTGACGCCACGCTCAGCGCCAGGAGTCTTGATGCGAACCCATTTGTAACCGATCTGGGCTAGAACGGGCCGCCAGCCAGCACCGATCCTTGGTGCCTCGTCTTGGAAATAAACGTGGAGTCGTTGGGTCTTCATTTAAAAACCTTTCCTGGGATGTTTGCCTTCTTGAGCCTCCTGACCATATCGGCGGTGCCTGGACCGCCAGGAAAGGCGACGTAGTAATCCGGCTTGCCTTCATCGATCATTCGCTGATTGCGAATGGGACCGGCCATTTTGCCCCAGTTGTCCCAGTCCGCTTCGAAGCTGGCGTGGTCTTTAAGGCCGCGCTGACGAGACCAGCAGCCGGACAAATAGTCAGCGCCGCCAGCGCCGCCTTCGATGATGCAAGTAATTGGAAAAATCTCGTGGATTTTATCCAACTCCTGCCGCAGGAACTTGATGTCCGCAAACTTGCGGCCTCCGCAGACTAAAACTCTCATGGTGGCTCCTTCCTTCTCTACTTCTGTCCTCGAAGAGGACGGACAGAAGTAGAGAGTTTGCAGTGCATTTTCAGTGTGATAGAATGGGCTATGGGACGAATGCTGAAGAATCCGCGCCAAGAGCGTTTCGTAAAGCTGTACCTGATGGAAATGGCCAACGGTGGCAGTGCCACGGCGGCCTATCGCAAGGTTTATACCAATGCCACGGGCTTCAATTGTGCTTCTGCTTCAGCACATCAGTTGCTGAAGCTGCCGCACATCAAAAGCCGGATCATGGAAATGCGAATGGACATCAAGCGCAAGGCCGACATCACTTACGAGAAGATCCTGACTAACTATGAGGAAGCTCTCAAGCTGGCCAAGGAAAAGGGCGATCCAGCCAATATTATTGCTGCGGCCAGAGAACAGGCCAAGCTCGTTGGCCTGATCATTGATCGCAAGGAGGTTGGTGGTGCCGGTGATTTCGAGAACATGGAGAATATCTCGGAAATCCTCGAAGCGGTTGCCCAGCAGGTTGGTCCGGAGGCCGCTTTGGCTTTGTCCCAAGCCTTCAAACTGGTAAGCCCGACTGTGGTAACGGTAAAAGCCCCCGCTTCTGATGAAGCGGAGGCTCTATTCAAGGCCGAGACGCCAACAGACTCGGTTAATTAGATTTACTCGTCCTCCTCTGGAAACGTCGCATCCCATTCCTCCGGACTAATGCCGGTTAGAATGAACTCACGCTGGCTTGGGGTTAAATGCGGAAAGGCATCCTGGATCATGGCTCCCCGGTTGTAATTGCCGATTTGCTCGGCGGTGATCGGCAAGTCCATTTCATGGGACTTGCCGGTGAGCGGTGATTTGCGTTTGACCTTCATGTGATTATCCCCAGAGGAAAGCCGCTATGAAGATCACAGCGGCTATATTGAAGGTGGTGGCGACGATGAACAGCATGTTGTCGTATTTCGATGGCATTTAATCCTCCCCGTCTTTGATTTTGGTACGTTCCAGCATGGCCCAAGCCATAGCGATAACTCCATCGACATGGGCCATTTGCTTATTGGATAAGATCATTGGATGGGTATCCGCAGCTATTGCCAGAGCCGTCAGCATAACCACGAGTTCATCGTAGGTTGGTTTCATGCTAGCCTCCTGTTTTGCTGGATACTTGCGATTGAACTCTCGAACAAACGCTTGGATTTCAGGACCGCTTGGTTTTAAGGCCATCGTTGTTCTCCATTTGGTGGTGGTGGTGAGTTCGTAAGAACTCACTCACCAACACCACCAGTTTGTGGTGGATTGAGAGTTGTTTGAACTGGTGATTTGTGTTATCCCTCAATGGGATAGGCCTTCAGAAGTAGTAGGACAGCACCAGGATGAGGATGAACACCATCAGGGTGTAAGTGACGAAGTAGATCATGCGGGTCTCCATTGGTTACCAAACGGCAAAAGGCCCCGGAGCAAAAGCTCCGAGGCCTACGGTTGACAGTCTGATTAAGCCGCGAAGCGGCGATCCGCCCAGCGGTCAAGAGCAAGGAGGCCACTAGCCTCCTCATCGTCCCAACAGTCTGGCTCAATGGCAGCCCGCCTTTGGGCCTTCAGATCGTTCAAGAAGGAGTAAACTTGGTCGGACAATAGTTCACCAATCTCAGCTTGTGTCATGATCGCGTCTTTCTTAGTGAATGAAGATCGTCTGATGGATGGAGAAGAAGCGAGGAGCTTTCGCTCCCCGCCATTTAGTTGCCCTTAGGCAACAGCTTGGACAACGGGCTGTCCAGTAACGAGGCTGATGGGCTGATCTTTCTTAACCTGACCACTGTGAAACAGTGTGCCAACACCCTTAACGAAGATGCCACGCTGTCCAGCTTGGACTCGCATACCCTTCGACAACCAGCCCTTGTAGGTAAGGCAATCAACCCGAGGAGTGACCAGAAAGCCCTGCTTTTTAAAGGCTTTCGCAACAGCAACGTCATTCTTAAGCTGACGATCACTGAAGCCACTGGTATTGCCCTTGGCAATGAACTTGGAAGCTGGCTTGTAGGTCGATACTGCCTTGTGAGTGGTCTGCTTCTTTGAGTTCAAAGCAGTAGCAACTGCGATTGCAATGGCAGTGGAAAGGGCTTGGATTTGGGCGTTTGTCATTGTCAGTCTCCGTTTCGGTTGGCGAGCAGCTTAGCTCTCTGAGTAAGCTCTCAAAGCGAAGCAGAACGGAACGAAGTGAAGTGTAGAGCTTACGAAGAGAGCGAAGCGAGATGAGTGAAGACTAGATGCGCGAGGCATTTCAATCACTTAGCTCAACACCTCTGGTGTTGCACACTTGCCACACTGGGGGCTGCTGCCTCGCATCTCTCTTCATTGATTGAGTTTAAGACGCGACCTGCCAAGCCATTGTAATCACTAGGCTACTTAGCCTAGTGAGGGCTGGCAGCGGCTGTTGGTCCTTAGCTTCTTTGTAAGGCAAAGCCTTACTGTAAGGGGAGCCGTACTAGGGGGTAGGGGGCTATTAGGAGGGGCGGCGGGTGCGATTTATATTTGTGTGCAGACAATCTTATGAGCAAAAAATCCATAGAAACAGTTAGACTAACAGACGGCCTCATGTTAGACTAACGCCATGTTAGATCCGCTTTGCAGGGACTGTAAGACTCGGCACCGATTGGGGGCTGAGTATTGTCCTTTGTATAAGGCTGAGAAGAAAACTGCGGAGAAAAAAATCAAGGAGAAGGCATGCTTGCCGAGTACGGCTTCTGTTTCAGGTTCCCCTGTCCTTGGTGCCAGGGAGAGCGATTCAGGATCAAGCGACCCGGTCTCCTCGTCCTTGTCAAGTGTCTTGAGTGCGGTGCGGTCCAAACGTGCTTCTACGGAGAGTTTCGACCGCAATGCATATCAGAGGGAGTACATGAGGAAGTACCGCAAACGTCAGAAGCAACCCTAGGAAGGCAATCATGTCCAGCGAAGAAGAAGAGGCCGGAGCTACCCCTCATGAAAAACTTGGAGAGGATTTCTTCTATGCCGCCTGTGTCTGTGGCGGCACCACGTTCAGGATCAAGCTCTACCCACCCCACAACAACAAGTACAGAGCCCACTGTATCACCTGCGGCAACGACTGGTCACAGTCGCCCGAGGCTGGAAGACCGTCTCAGAGCCACTAGGAGCGGTCATGAACCTTGAGGGAAGGCCTTATTTTTATGGCATTGGAATGCTGCCGGATGAAGGCTTTGGGTATGCCGCTGTGATTATAGCGGTGCTTTGTTATGCTCTGTTGGAGGCAGCCAGGGGAGCCATTGGCAAGCCTCCGCTCTGGTATCCGGTCTATCTCTGGTGGCGGAGCAGGCGTCGTGTCTAGGCCTTCGGTTCCCGAGGTGATCCAGTTCTATCTGCCCCGGACCCCGGAGGAGCGGTCGAGGTGGTCCGATCCCGGCAGGAAGGCCGAGGCCACCCTGCTGACCTGGATCCACCGGATGCCCGACAACTTTGTCCTGGGTGCCGATGGCTACTGGTACTTCTATCCCGACATCGGGTTTCACATGAAACATCGAGCTGGAAAGAAAGGGTCCCATCCCAATGGAGAAAAGGACGGGACCCCAGGCTGCTGAACTTAGGAGAATCAGCCCGCCTAATGTAGCAAAACCCGTGGCTGCTGGCTAGGCCGTTGTTCCCACAGGCCGAATTGTCTCCGACCTTGTAGTCGCTGATTCGCCCGAGGGTCTCCGAATGCACGGGATTGCACGGTGTCACCGTGCATTCCCGGTGATTGCAGGAAGCCGCATAACATGGGCCTTGCAGCGATTTCCGTGGATGGCGGTTTATGTTCGCTTGACCGCGATGTCTTTTCGGGACAGCTTCCATGGTGCTGCCGAATCAGAGCAGCGGACATGAACTTAGGAGACGTGGTAAAATGGATATTATTGAGAAGGCTCAGGCGTTGCAGAATCTGGTGGCGGTTTATCGTGACCTTGGCGACATGGAGGCTTTGGATGCCATGTTGGCTGCGGTCAGGAAGGCCACCAGTGCAGAGCAGGAGGAGCAGGAGGAGCAGGCGGTTTCACGCGGGAGGCGGACTGGCATCAAGCGTGGACCTTACAAGACCAGCGGGATGCGGATGGCGCTGATGGGTTCCGGCGTGATCACGCTGGAGGACTTGGTGCCGCTGGTCGAGCAGCATCAGCATGTCCCGGGCCGCACTGTGGAGGCCAAGGGCGGCTGGCTGGCTGGCCAGATGCGCAAGAGCAAGCATGTCTACCGGGAGTGGCCGGATGGCCGCTGGAGTCTGCGCAACGACAACTCTCCAGGACCGAAGGAAGTCCAGAAGGACGGACCCAACGGTTCGGCCCCGACCGGGAAGTAACTGACAAAAAACAGGGTCCCTGCCCACGGAGACAAGCAGGGACCCTGATGAGGATGCGTAGAGGGACGTTCAATCCAGCGAAGAGTCCGGATCGTATCAGCACTCGGACTTGTTGGATACCCCCTGGGTCAGAACCCGGTTGATAACCTGACCGCCCTCGAAGCTGTCGAGATAGACGAACTTCTCGCCGTCATAGATCTTTCTGACAACTCTGGTGTCAGTCATTGGATTGGCGTTATTCCGGTAGAGGTCCAGGGCGGTTTCCAAGGTGTCCATAATCTGCCCCAGGATGAACTTTGGCGGAGCCTCCGCTAGGGTAGTAGCTGCCACTTGTGCAGGTTTGGCAGCACTGGCGGCGACCGGAGCCCCGAGGATCAGGCCCAGCAGAGATCTGCGGTTCATGACGGCGTCACCGTTGTGACCGGCTTGTCCGGTGGCGGTAAGGGATAGGCCGCCGCTCGCTGAGCGAGGGCATCGACCTGGATCATGAACTGCTGGTCCATGTAGGCGCTGCTTTGCAGCGAGACCCTGGGAACCCAGGCCGTCATCGGTGCTTGTTTGTTTCTCCAGACTTTCAGCATCAGCGTGTCGAATGGATTGTCGACCTTGATATCGGCAAGGAGGCTGAACTTGGCCGCCTCGGCGGTGACAATGGGCAGCAGGATCGCTTGGATCTGTTCGAGGCTCTGGCCTGGATCGAATGGGTTCATTTCAGTGCATCTCCCCTGCGGTACTTCATCCCGGCCTTGCGGCCTATCAAGCTGGGCAACAGCTTGCATGGTAACCCATAGCCCGGTCGGATCGAACCGATATTCTCCAGCGAGAACTTCTCGCCCTTCTTGATGTCCTGGATGGCATAGAGACTCCGCCTGACCTGCCGGGTCGGATTGCTGTCCATCTTGGTCGGCTGCATGGCGGCATAGGTCTGCCTGACCTGATTAACCATGTGGGCAAAATCCCGTGGTCCCATCGAGAACTCGTCGTCCTCGGACACCACGTCCGGCAGATGGCCGAAGTGCTTCTCGATGATGCAGGCCCCGACCGCTACTGCTGCAATTGGCGCAAGGCTTCCTTCAGAATGGTCCGACAGTCCGACAACAGATCGTGGAAGCAGTCGCTGCAAGTGTCGGATCCCGCCAAGGTTAGATGTTTCGATGGTTCCAGGATATTCCGACATACAGTGCAGAAACGCGGCTTTGCCTCCGGAAGCCTGATCCGCGTCTTTGATCTCCTGGTCATTGCCCATCCCTGTAGAAATGATCATCGGTTTGCCGGTCGAGGCGGCATATTCAATCAATGGAATATCCACCAGTTCCATCGAGGCGATCTTGTAAGCCGGACAGTTCAACTTTTCCAAATGATCGATAGCCGACATATCGAACACCGAACTGAAGATGGTAATCCCGGAATCCTTGGCCACCCGGTACAGATCCGGATGCCAGTCGAATGGGGTATGCGCCTTCTTGTATAGCTCCCACAGGGTCCGGCCCTTCCACAGCCCCTCCTGCACGATGAAGTCAGGCTTGTTCAGTTCGAGCGTAATGGTCTGCGGCTCATAGCACTGGGTCTTGATCGCCGAGGCCTTGGCTAATTTGGCCATCCGGATGATCTTCTTGGCGTTATCCAATGAGCCGCCATGGTTGCAGCTCATCTCGGCAATCACATAGGGCGGAAACTTCGGCCCGATATTGACCTTGTCGATCTTCATCAATTCCCCTTCGGGTCATCTCTGAGCTTTATCAACTCGGCGATCACCGTATCGAGACTGCCTCGTGGAAGGACAATCTGTTTGACGAAGCAGTCGTCCTCGTCATAGGCGGCAAAGTGAATGCCGTCGCACTCATCGCAGGTGAAAATCTGGACACGAACACAGTCCTCATCGATTTGCAGGATCATTCAATCCTCCTTTAGATTCAATTGATCCCGGATCTTCATCATCTCGACAATGACAGCGTTAAGATCGTCCCGTCGAATCAAGGCCTGTCCTCGCAGGGTCTCATCCGGTGCATACATGGCGACGTGGATATCGGCGCAACTGTCGCACAGGAATACCGTGATATGACAGTCGTTGGCTTTAGCTTTGAATGGAATGTCCATCAGCCCTCCTTCAGCGCGGCATCGATCATGTCCATCCACCGCTCCGCCGTCATGTCATGCTCGTAGGTGTCGTTGCCCGCCAGCAGCATCTCTTCGGTTGGCACCCGCATCTCGAACAGGCAGGCCCTGGCGATCATCTTGACCCGGCCCTGGTCCAGGAAGTCCAGTTCTTCGTATCTGGGTGCCCCCTCCGGAGCGTTGACCTTCCAGATGGCCATTGCCACCCGCTCGATCATGGTCGGTTCCACTGGTTCGTCCATCTTTCCTCCAGTCATCGATGTTGAACTTGCTCATGCCGATCAGCCGTTCCTGCGGCACCCACCAGCCCGACGAGTCGTTCTTCTTGTCGTAGGTCCAGAACTCGTGGCGCATGGTATCCTTCAGCATCATCCACCCGGCGATGACGAAGGTAAAACCGCGCCGTGGCGTGATCACCAGGACATAGGGCCGCTCCATGTCGGTATCGCTGGGATTGGTGATCAGATGGCCGCTTGCCACGGGCGTCGAGCGGATCTGCACCCCGAGAACATCCGGAGCCTTGTAGCTGCCGTTGGTCGGCTGCCAATAGACGCCATACTGCTTGGCCAGCATCTGCTCGGCATTAGCTCCGTCGATGTCACAGGACCAGTCGGACTTGGCGGCTTCGAGCCGGTTTGGCGAGCCACGCTCCAGCGAAGCGATACGGCGGTCAACACCACAGATGGCTCCGATCCGCAGTTCTGTCGGTGTGGCATCGATCATGATCCTGTCTTCGGTCACTGGAGCGAGTCCCCTACTTCCTTGAAGATCTGACGCATGATCTTTCGCTGCTTCCTGTTGGGCGAATACGAGCAGACCTCGAAGGTCATCAGGTCGCAATCCTCCAGCGTTTCCGCTATTGGATGCACATCTGGCATGTTGAACACCCGATGTAGTGGCGGTGCGTAGCCCTCACGCAACGGCAGACCGAAGCTGTTGATGCGGGCAACGAACTGCCGACGATCCCAATGCCAGATCTTGGCGGCCCAGATGTAATAGACATGATGGCAACCGTCCCGCTCGACCGGCGGATGGATGTTCGGATAGTCGAACACCATGTCGGTCAGCTCTAACGCCAGCTCCCTGCGATTCTCGATGATACCCGGACCTTTGCTCAACTGCGCCGAGGCCAGAGCCGCAATCGGCTCCGTCATTCTGAGGTTCAGACCCATGATCCCAGGCCGCAGCTCGCCGTGATTGACGGCATCTCTTACCTTGAGGGCGAGGTCGTCGTCGTCGCTGACGACGATTCCTCCTTCCCCAGTCTGGAGATGTTTATGAATGTTAAGGCTAAACACACCAAGATGGCCGACAGTGCCAGCGTAATGATCACCGACTTTGGCAAACGGACTCTGCGCATTGTCTTCGATCATCCAGACTTTGTTGTGGTCACACCAACGTCTTATCTCTTCGAGATAAGCCGGATGACCGAACAGGTTGGTGACGATAACAGCTTTTGGCTTTCCCTTCGAACCGCCGATCTGCTTAAGATCCATGGAGAATGTAACAGGCTCGATATCGATGAATTCTACATTTGCTCCAAGGATTTTAGCGCAGGATGCCGTGGCACTCATGGTGGTGGCAGGGCACCAGACCCTATCTCCGGGCCCAATGCCGACCGCCATGCATGCCGCCATCAACCCCGATGTGGCAGAATTACAGGGCACGGCATGTCGTACACCGAACGTAGATTGCCACTCGTCTGCGAGGCGCTGAACCCAATAGCCACCAGCATGATGACCACCAAGATAACCACTAAAAGGACGGCCCAAGGTCGATAGTACATAGCTCCTCTCCAGCCAGTTGCGGGTCTCGAACGGCTTCAGCACCCCAAGCTTGCTCTTCAACTTCGGCCCTAGTTTGTGCATCGTATGCTCTGGCACATCCTGGCGATGTCCTGCTCCATGTTCGGCAGGGTAAAGCCGAACTTGCTCTCGACCCTGGTCAGGTCCAGCCTTGTGTCGAGCGGACGTGGAATCCGCCCTGGGATACCGACCGACTCCACCGGTCGCAGCCCCTTCAGGCTGTGGCCGAGGCCGTTGGCCAACAGCGCGGCAAACTTGGCTTTCGACATGCCGCTGGAAGAACCGAGATTGAAGGTGCCGGTTCGTGGCGTGTTGGCCATGGCCACCAGCCGTTCCGCCAAGGTCTGAGCCCACAGCGGACTGAACATGGCATCGGTATAGACATTGAACTCGACGCCTGACTTCAGCTTGCCGATCATGAAATCGGCCAGACTGCTCCTGGCCGGTGATCGCGCCGTGCCATAGAAATTGGTCCGCACGATCAGGTGGTTCTGCACCTTGGCGGCGGCAAACTCGCCCATGAACTTGCTCATGCCGTACATATTGATGGGATTCTCGCTCTTGGAATGCTCGCGGTGCGGGCCGTTGCCGGAGTACACCATGTCGGTTGATATATAAATCAACCGGCAGTTCCCCGGCATGTGAGCAGCGATGTTCTCCACCATGCCGCAGTTGTAGAGTACCGCCTTGTTCGGATCCTTCTCGCACTCATCGATGTCGGTCAGCGCCGCAGCATGAACGATCATCTGCGGCGCTGTTTTTGCCATCCACGTCCTGACGCTGTCCCAGTCGGTCAGATCGCAACTGCTTCTGGCCAAGCCCTCGACAGTGCCAAGCCTGGAGAATGCCATCTTCAGGTACGGCCCCAGCAGCCCGGTGTCGCCCGTGACCAGGATCCTCATGTCCGTGTCAGCTCCTGTTACTTGGCGAGGTGGGTCCAGATCTTGCCGATCCGGTTGTCGTACTTCTGGATGTGGTTGATGACGCGACCGGATTCCCTGGGTGCCTCGCGAACGGCGATGGCCAACAGCTCCATCCACTTGTCGTTGTTCCTGACCCTGATCTTGGCCATCCGGTCGATCAGGCTGCGCTTGGTCTTCGGTAACTCTTTGCGCTTCGTTCTCATAACATCCCTCTCAGTTGTTCGATGGTTAACCAATCGACATTAGTGTCGCTGGTGTAGCGCCATCCTGGAGGCACACGATTCTCGTAGTCTCTTTTTTTATGTCCAGGCTGGTCGATGCAGTAGAAGTTTGCGAAATCGGTTGTGTTCAGGCTTTCGTCTTCGGTGATCAGTGTCTCGTGGATTTTTTCTCCAGGTCTGATGCCGGTGTTGAATTCCAGAAATCCGTAATCGTCGCAAACAGCAACTGCAAGATCTCTGATTCTAATCGATGGAATCTTCGGTATGAGAATCTTCGAGTGAATTCCGACACTAGCCAACTCCTCTGCGTAGAGGACCAGCTTAACGCTCTGATCCATGGTGATCCAGAACCGCGTCATTCTTTCATCGGTAACCTTGAGGACTTTGCCCTCCGCCTTTCGCTTCTTAAATAATGGAAGAACAGAACCCCGCGAACCGGCAACATTGCCATATCGCACAACATTGTAATGGCACCCGCCAGCGGCCAAGGCATTCGCTGCGACAAATATCTTTTCCGCTGCAAGCTTCGATGCACCATAAAGGTTGATTGGATTAACGGCCTTATCTGTCGATAGTGCGACAACTCGCTGGACCTTAGCTCTGAGCGAAGCCTTAACCACATTCTCAGCCCCTGTGACATTGGTGGCGATGCATTCGGTTGGATTGTACTCGGCGGTCGGCACGATCTTCAGCGCGGCGGCATGGATCACGGTATCGATGCCACGCATTGCCATCTCCAGACGGTCGAGGTCGCGGACATCGCCAATGAAGAAGCGCAATCGCTCGTCGTTGAAGCTATGCGCCATCTCCTCCTGGGTATGTTCGCCCCTGGAGTAGATTGCGATTCGCTCGACACTCGGATCCTTGAGTATCCGACTGGCGAAGGCTTGGCCGAACGAGCCTGAGCCGCCAGTGATCAGGACGGATTTCATGCGGACTTTCTTAAGGATTGACCGGCGATAGTACCTTTGAGGCGACTCGACATGATGCCTTGCTGCAAGACATCATTGATTACATCCATGGTATGTTTATAGGCTCGACGGATGATCTCGATCTCTGGATCTTTAATGGCGTAAGATACGCAATTAGCATTCAGGATCAGCACACCCATCCGCGCCATTTCCTGGGTGAACAGAGCCTGGATCTGTTCCTTGGTTGCGCCAAGGAAATCATGAACGTCCAGTTTCAGGAGCGGTGGCGAGCCACGAAACGCAATTGGACCAGAATAGTGTGATGTTCTTTCAAGTAGCGGTGCTTCAGATCGGATCTTCAATCCAACAGAGTATAGATGATCAAGGACGTTCTCCCGTTCCATCTTCTTGATAGTGGCGAGTGCAGCAGCCATCGACAGAGTGTCACCAAAGAAGGTGCCGGAGAAGAACACGCCGAGGTGGCCGTTCAGCATCTTCATGATCCCGGCATCACCGACCAGAGCCGAGATCGGCATTCCGTTGGCCATCGACTTGCCGAAGCAAGCAAGATCGGGTGTGACACCAAAATACTCCTGACCACCGCCCATGGCGTAACGGAAGCCAGTCTGGATCTCATCGAAGATCAGAATGATTTCGTTCCTGGTACACCATGACCGTAATGCCTGGAGGTATTCCCTGTCGTGGGTTGGCTCGACAATGACGGCGGCGACATCGCTCCAGTCTTCGCCCCAGTCTCTTAATTCATCGAGATCACCGTATTCGATCTTGTGTGACAGATTGGTTACGGATTCTGGAATTCCTTTGTTCTTTCCTTCCAGTGTTGAGGCTGACCAATCAGCCCAGCCATGGTAGGATCCGATTAGAATATGATCCCGTTCGGTGTAGGCCCTGGCCAGCCTGACTGCCGCCGATGTCACATCGGTACCGGACTTGCCGAACTGGACCTTATCGGCACAAGGAATCAGGTCGCACAGCTTCTCGCTTAACTCACATTCAAGCTTGGTGGCCAGACTGAAGCTCATGCCGCAGTTCAGTTGCCGCCGCACCGCCTCATCAACGTCAGGATCGCGGTAACCTAGGACAACAGGAAGTAGAGCATTAACAAGATCAACATAGTCGTTCCCATCAACATCAAAAATCCTCGCACCATCGCCATGAGAGGCGAATAGTGGAGCCCCGCCCCTGGGATACCAAAGAGCAGACTTCGAGTATGTTTGGGACCCAAGGGGAATTGTCCTGGTGGCTCGTACCAGCAGCTCATCTGACCGTTGATATGTTCGTTCTGGTAATCGTTCTCCAGCGAGGTCCTGGTAGAACCGCTCATTTCGAATGGCTCCAGCATTGATTTGCCTCAGGTGTGGGTTGTCATCGAGGATCCGCATGATATGCATGCATGTCGGCGGGAAAGCCAGCGGCAGTTGCTTGGCGATTTCCTTGCACAGCTCGTAGTCTTCCTTGGTGTCGAGGACCCATCGCTCCTTGTGTGCCCCAGGAAACGGGCAAATCAGGTATTCCTGGGAGAACCGATCCCGGTTGCGGATGATCCACTGTGTCACACAGTCCCGATCTGTCTTCCTGGTGGTCTCTCTCCAGGCTGTTTCCAGCGCATCGAAGGTGAGACACTCGACATCCAATCCGTCTGGCCATGTCGGCTGGTTGGAACAGTACGAAGCACCCGTCGTCTTTTGTAGTTGGACGACCTGTCCGACCACATAAGGGTCGAGGAACGGACAATCACAGGTGATTCGCAGGATAATGTCGGCTTTATAGTCTTTCGCACATTGATAATAGCGGTTCAGCACATCCTTTTCTGAGCCACGGAAGCAATCGATGCGGTTCTGTCTGCAATCCTTGGCTAGAACATCATCGGATTCCAGCGTGGTGGTGGCGATCACCACCTGATTGACTCCTGGAGAGTTGACTAACGCCCGCCAGACCCAGCGATACACCGGCATGCCTCCGAGTGGAGCCATCACCTTGCCAGGGAACCGCGTCGAGCCCATCCTAGCCTGGGCAATCGCAACGACTTTCATTCCAGTCCCGCCTGTTTACGAACCTCAAGACAGATTTTGAGAACCTCAAGACCTTCTTCACCGGTACAGCCGATGGTTTCTTTGCCATCGATGCGGTCCAGGAATGCCTGCATTTCTTCAACATAATTTTCGTTCCAGGTGTCGAAGCCTTGATAACTATCAATAGGTCGCTCAATACCGAAGACGGCACCATTCCTATTCACAAGGTCACAGGAGATGCGACCATTATCACCAATGATGGTGAAGAACCTTAATTCCGGTCTTGTAACGTAATCCAGATGAACCGTAGTTCGACATCCTATGTCATGCGTTAAGAGAATATCCGATATATCGTCCTTGCCATTAGTGAGGCAAGTCGATGAGCCAGCAACGATAGCAGGGCCAAGAAGGTAAAGAGCAAGATCCAACTCATGGCTCCAATTGAGAATAACACCATCGCGTAGATAATGAGGTCGGTCGTTGTATTGACCGAGTGTAAAATTGGCCCAGATTGGCTTTCCAATAATCCCAGCACCTAACCACTCCTTGGCTTTCTTGACGCAGCTATGGTAGCGGAGATTGTAGCCAACCATTGCTCTTTGGTTAAACGAGCTTGGCTCAACTATCGCCGGTAGAAGTATGTCGTATTCTTGTTGTGTGGTGGCGATTGGTTTCTCAATTAATATCGGTTTTGGATGTGTCACTATAATATGTTTATAGTGCTGATCTGTCGGGCTGGCGATGACGAATGCATCCAAATTTATCAGCCTTGATTCCGGCCATAGCCTCCAGAAGGAAGGGAAATCCTCTGCGGCCACCTCGGGATCAAAACCAACAACATTATGGCCCATAGCCATGAGATTCTTGGCATGCCTCATGCCGATACTGCCAAGCCCAATCACACCGACTGTTTTCATTTAGGCACACAATAGAGGTATTTCCATTTATCTTTATGAAGAGTCTCCATTGCGGCGCGACATGATTGCTCCGAATTAAACTCAATAGAGTAAGGTACATATCCGCTATAAACAGCAACAAACATTATCAAGATCCATGGTGTCATCATTTCTTCTCCGGGAATGCGTTTTTGAGATCCTTCTTGAGGATCGTAACGCTGGTTTCGTTTTGAATGGTTCGCCCATAGAGCGAATAGCCGGGATGGCTGAGCCACAGATTGGCAAAGTCGTAGTGATACGAGAACAGCCCAGGCTTATGCTTGTAGGGGACTCGGTGTGCAGCGGCTGGCGTGAAGTCATGGACGATGAGAAATCCACCATCCTGTAGAACCTGATCTCCCTCGAATGCGATTTCGAAATAGTCCTCGGGGTCACAGAGATAGAGACACCATCCGTAGATCAGAAGATCTGCCAAGTTTGGTGAGAAATGATGCGAGAGCTTGTCTGCGGTGCCAGCCCAGACCTGGACCTTGGATTGTCCTCTGGTCGAGATATAACACGGATCAATCCCCTCGACCTCACAGTCGTATCTCTGTTCGATGATGGCGAGCCGCCAGCCATTGGAACAGCCAATCTCAACCGCTCTCTTTGGTTTGATGTTGTATACCTCAAGCGCTTGCAGGACCGGATCGTTCTTTCCGGTCAGCTTGGCTTCATTGCGCTTCAGCCATTCGGCTCCCTCGCCAAGGGCGAAGACTCTAGATTGCTTCATGGTGCGAATTTTCCAAAGGTCCACATGCTCATCGGCTGACCGTCAAACAGGAAATGACCGGGAACGACTGCCTCTTGGCTCATTCCATACTCGGTGCAAATTTTGATCATTTTGACGTTTGCTACCATGCAGCCCGCCTCGATTTTTCTGATTTGCTTTCTGGCAAACAGATAATCACAGACCGCCTTCCAGGCTTCGTAGCCATAGCCGTTGCCCCACTGGGTCCTGTCTCCGATCATGATGGCGACATTGGCGAGGTTGTTTTTGTCGTCCACATTGACTGATATCGATCCAATCGCGGCATAGGATGTCAGCAACCGAATCGTATTGGTGCTGTTAGGTTCCACGGTCGCGGCGGAGTACCAATAATCAAGTTGGGTGTCCGCTGAGTGGGTGTAGTGCCGGTGTTCCGAGTATTTGACGACCTCTGGATCGTTCAGCCATTCCGCAAATTGCGGTGCATCCGAAGTGTGGACCGGACCAATCTCTAGACGTGGAGATTTCAGAATCATTTCTTTTTTACCGTTGCTTTGATGTGTCTGACCACCTCCAGAAGCTGCTGTGCCAGGAACAGGATCTCCGGAGACTCGGCGGAGCGGCCACCCCAGCGGGTGAGGTAATCCACCTTGTTTGTTAGTTGTCTCTCAAGCTCGATGGCCTCGTCCTTGGTCATGGTACCTCCTCGATCATGGGTAGCCCAATTTGGGTTTGATTGCCCACAACTATCTCGCACCCTATAGTTCGCTATCCACAGGTCCGTGCTTTCATGATCCTCAACAAGATGGCCAAGGCTGCTACGCAGATTGCCAAGTTGAAGGAGCGTGATGTCTATGAAGGCACCCTGATCGAGTTTGCCGAATACGTCTGGCCGGTGGTGGAACCTGCGATTCCCTTCATCCGTGGCTGGGCCATCGAGGCGATTGCCGAGCATCTCCAGGCTGTTACCGATGGCTACATCAAGCGGCTGTTGATGAACGTGCCGCCGGGATTCACCAAGTCCCTGATGACCGATGTGTTCTGGCCCGCCTACGAGTGGGGTCCCAAGAACATGCCGTGGCTGCGGTATGTCTGCGCTTCCTACTCCAACCACCTGACCGAACGAGACAACATGCGATGCCGCAACATCGTGATCTCGGATCGCTATCAGCGGATGTGGGGCTCCCGGTTCAAGATCTCCAACGAGCAGTTCACCAAGATCAAGTTCGCCAACGACCATACCGGGTGGAAGCTGGCGACCTCGGTGGGCGGCATCGGCGTCGGCGAGCGGGGGGATCGGTTCATCATTGACGACCCGAACAACACCATGGACATGGAGTCCGAACAGGTCCGGGACACCACCAACCTGTGGTTTACCGAGGTCGTTCCCGACCGCCTGAACAACCCCCAGGAAAGCGCAATTGTCATTATACAACAAAGGCTTCATGAGGATGATGTGAGCGGAATCGCGCTGTCTCGGGAGATGGGATACACCCACCTGATGATCCCGATGGAGCATGACACATCAAGGCATTGTGTGACTGTTTTGGGGCTAAATGATGATAATAGCCCCAAGACCTGGGAGGATCCACGGAAAGAAGACGGCGAGCTGGCTTGGCCGGAGCGGTTTACCCAGAAGGTTTGCGAAGATCTGGAGCGGGATAAGGGTCCCCACGCCTGGGCCGGTCAGTACATGCAGAGCCCGGAACCCCGTGGCGGGTCGATCATCAAGCGGGATTTCTGGCAGTTGTGGGAGGAAGACAAGTTTCCGGAGTTTGAGTACATCCTGGGGTCGGTGGACACCGCCTATACGGACAAAGAAGAGAACGATCCCAGTGCCTTGACCATCTGGGGTGTGTTCCGCGACATCAACAAGAACCCCAAGATGATGCTGATGTATGCTTGGCAGGAAAGATTACAGTTTCACGAGCTGCTTCAGAAGCTTATCGCCACCTGCACCATCGGCATCGGACCCAAGAAGGGCCCCCAGTTCCGGGTGGACCGGCTGCTGATCGAGTCCAAGGCCAGCGGGCTGTCGGTTGTCCAGGAACTGCATCGCCTGATCCAGGCCACCGGCAAGATGGGTGTCGAGTCGAATTCTGTCAAAGGCGACAAATACGCCCGACTGCAATCGGTTCAGCATCTATTCTCCGATGGCATGATCTATGCGCCTGACCGCTCCTTTGCCGACATGGTGATCGATCAGTGTGCGGTGTTTCCCAAGGGATCACGCGACGACTTGGTCGACTCGACCTCTCAGGCGCTGAAGTATCTGCGTGACACCGGCTTTGCATTGCGGCGCGAGGAATACTCTGTAGAAGCTCATGAGGAAATGCTGTACCGTGGTCCATCTTATAACGCTCCGATTTACGGTAATTATTGATGGCTCCTCGCACCAACTCGATGCGGTTGGACGATCCCTATCCTGAGGTTGTGCCGCCAGCATTGACCTTGGTGAAAGGCGAGAGCGATGAGATGGGGCCGGACTCCACCTCGTTCGAGGACGGTGCCCTCAAGATCGAGCATCCTGATGGATCGGTCACCATCGATCTGAATCCTCCGGATGAGAAGGATGATGGCCCAGAGACCACCGAGTTCGACCGCAATCTCGCGCTTAAGATGTCCGATGATGAACTCAGCAGCATCGCCTCGACGCTGATCGAAGGCATCGACAGAGACAATCAATCCCGCTCGAAATGGTTAGAGACCAGGGCTCTTGGCATCAGTCTGTTGGGGCTGGAGCTTGAAAAGCCGAGAGCCGGAGCCGGATCCGAGTCGGCCCCCATCGAGGGCATATCAACAGTCCGCCATCCTATTCTTCTGGAGGCCACTGTTTCCTTCCAGGCCACCGCCAGGGCCGAGCTTCTCCCCGCATCTGGGCCGGTTAAGGTCCGCAACGATGCTCCATCTCCGCCAAAGGAAGTCGTTCAGCAAACCTCCGCCCAGCAACAGCTCATCGAGAGCATGCAGTCGCAGGATGAATTGGCTCAGGCGCTGGAGAAAGATCTCAATCACTATCTGACTGTGACAGCCACCGAGTATGTCCCCGACACCGACCGCATGCTGTTCTACGTTGGCTTCGGCGGCGACGGATTCAAGAAGGTCTACAACTGTCCACTGAGACGAAGGCCGGTATCCGAGTCCATCGATGCGGAAGACCTGATCATCTCTAACACCACGACGGATATCCAGAACTCAGGCCGCATTACCCATCGCATCAAGATGCGGCCTTCGGTTCTGAAGCGCATGCAGATCATGGGGGTTTACCGGGATGTGGACCTAAGTCCCCCGGCAATAACAACGACAAGCCCCGTCGACAAGAAGATGGAGGCGATCTCCGGTGTGACCGAGGCCAACAAGCTGCCGGAAGATCGTGACTATGAAGTCTACGAGACCTACTGCGAACTTGATCTCGATGAGTTCGCCCCGAAGGGACTCAAGGGCAAGGGGCTTCCCCTGCCATACCGCGTAACTATCGAGAAAGACTCCAGGAAGATCCTCGATCTTCGTCGCAACTGGCAGGAAGACGATGAGCAGGCGCTTGCCAAGCAATTCTTCGTACAGTTTCCGTTCATTCGCGGACTGGGCTTCTACGGTATCGGCTTCATCCACCTCCTCGGCAACACCGCCAACGCCCTTACCGCCGGATGGCGCGAAGCCCTCGACGCTGGAATGTTCGCCAACTTCCCTGGCTTTATCTACAGCAAAGGCCTTGGCCGACAACTCTCCAATCAATTCCGTATCCCTCCTGGCGGCGGGATAGGTCTCGATGTCGGGCCGGGTCAGAGAATCCAGGATTCGGTCATGCCGGTCCCTTATAAAGAAGCCGGTGCTGGCTTCATCAGTCTTCTTACTCACATCGAAGAGACCGGCAGACGCCTTGCCTCCACCGCCGAAGTCAGTGTTGGCGAGGGCAAGCAAGACGCCCCCGTGGGCACGACCTTGGCTCTTATCGAGCAGGCATCGAAGGTCATGGATTCGGCCCACAAGCGTTTACACGCCTCCCAGGCCGAAGAGTTCAAGCTCCTGAAGTGCCGGTTCAAGGAAGATCCAGAAGCACTCTGGCGGCATAACAAGAAGACCACCATCAAGTGGAAGAAGGATCAGTTCATCCAGGCCCTGGACGACTGCGAGCTGGTCCCGGTGGCCGATCCGAACAACCCGACCAGCCTGCATCGCTTGGCCAAGGGTGCCATCATCAAGCAGCTTCAGGCCGCCAATCCGGCGCTTTATGACGAAGTTGCCGTCGATATGCGGGTGATGCGGATCTCCGACATCGATCCTGCTGGCCTGTTCAAGGCCTCCCCGACTCCACCCCCGCCAGATCCACGCATGGTAGCGATCCAGGAGAAGGCCAAGGCGCAAGGCCAGATGAGCCAGATCCAGCTTCTGGAGACCAGGATCAAGGCCGCGACGGCGGCTCAGGCCATCCAGGACAAGGCCCAGGATCGCGCCTCCCGCGAGAAGATCGAGGGGATGAAAATCCAGCTTGAGGGTCTCAAGATCAAGGAAGAGCAACTCATTCATGCCCATGACGCCGAGAAGGACATCATCTCCAAGATGCATGAGATGAACATGGAGCATCAGGCCCATCAGCTAGAGCTTCATAAGGGTGTGGTTGAGAAGGCTCAGGAACTACAGCACAGCGATCTGGATAAATCCCAGGAGCTGCATCACAACGATATGGCCAAGGCCCAGGAGTTGCGTCACAGCCAGATCGATACGATGCACAGTGCTGCAACCAACCAAGCCCAGTCCGATCATGACCGCCAACTGTCCAGACAGAAGCATGATGCCGAGATGTCTCGTGCCAATGCCAAGCACGAACAGGATATGGCCCACGCCAGGGAGATGCATGCTGCGAAGCTTGAAGCTGCCAAGCAGATGGCGAAAGTTAAACCCAAAGCCAAGAAGACATGACCATGGCTCAGAACACATCTAAGTGGGGTAGAGACACCGCGCAAAAGAGATATGCCGCTGGTGGTACCGTTGATCAAGACGAACCCAAGCAGGCTGAGCAGGCTAGAGAGGCTGCTGCTAAAAGAGTGAGAAATACCAGAGCGATGCCAGATGCCTTCCCAGTCGGCGGCGAACCAAAGGAATAACCATGGCCAAGGAACCAGAAGAAGGTCTCATCGAGCAAGCCAATGTCCCACAGACGAGTCCTGAGTATCAGAAGCCTCAGGCCCAGGAGGACAGACACGAATCCAACTACGACAATGATGTGCCAAACAACTGGCTTCGTGGTATGGGGAAGGGCGAAGCTTGCGGTAAACCCGGCTTCGATCACGGCCCCTCAGGGAGCAGGTACGGAAAATAGCCATGGCAAATCCATTTGGATCTAAGGTTAGAAGCTCCAGCGCCGCCAAGTACAAGGCAATCACCGGCAAGCCCTCGGGCGGCCAGACCTTTGCCGGTGGCTCCCAGGACTCCAGGGCCAAGGCCGCCGCCAGCGGCAAGGAGTCGAGGGAGTATAAGGTCGGGGGCAAGGTATCGCCGCCGAGCTTTGCCCGTGGTGGCCGATCCAAAGGCAAGGGCAAGGGTGGCCACAAGACTCACATCAATATCGCCGTGGTCGCACCCCATAAGGGTGACGATGCCGGTGCTGCTGGACTGCCTCCAGGACTTCCACCGGGAGGGCCTCCAGGTTTGCCCCCAGGAGGCCCGCCCATGGCACCACCTCCTGGAATGGGACCACCGGGCATGCCTCCGCCTCCACCCGGACCGCCGGGTATGCCCCCCATGAAGCGGGGTGGTGCCGCCTATGCCAAGGGCGGCAAAGTTGGAATGAAGTCAGGTGCTGAGTCTGGCCCAGGGAGGCTTGAGAAGATTCGTGCCTATGGAGGCAATGCCAGGAAGGGCTGATGGTTAAAACTCGATTCCACGCTCAGCTTGAGGCGAGAATAAAGGAGGCCGTGGAAAATAGGACTGTCTCGATAGCTACTGGAGGAGCCACTGACTATGCTCATTACCGGGAGAATGTAGGTTATATCCATGGCCTACAGGATGCTCTCAAGCTCTGTGATGACATAGAAGCGGAATCTCAATAATGCCCATCGTATCGTCTACGCGCGTCATCGAACTGATCTCGAACTCCAAGAATCCAAAGATGGATATCTTGAAGCATATCGGGGATCTCTCCGGCGCTAAGGTCCACTTCAATCTGGTCTTGGTGGCGACTTACATCCGCCCAGCCAAGACTTCCGGTGGCATTATCAGGCCAGACTCGAATGTTGGCGAGGACGAATGGCAGGGCAAGGTGGGCCTTGTTCTCAAACTTGGCTCCAGGGCATTCAAGGATGATAACGATTTTGAGTTCGGCGAGGACCGCGTTTCGGTGGGCGAGTGGGTGGTTTACAAGGTTGGTGATGCCACGCCCGTCATCCTCAACGGCTATCCCTGCCGGTGGGTCAAGGACTCCAGTATCAAGATGACCGTCAAAGATCCAAACATGGTATTTTGAGGAATCACATGGCTAAGGAACCAGTAGCGAAGGATCCCAAGCAGGGCGATCTGATCGACAAGATCGAGCTTACTGCTCCGTCCGATGCAGCGGAGATTCCAACCCCACCGGAGCCGGAGACCCCAGAGGTCGATGAACCGGAGGCTGAAGATGCCTCTGCTGCACTGCAAAAGCAGATCGAGGCGCTGCGTAAGTCCGAAGGCATCCAGAAGGACCGGGCCGACCGTTACAGGCAGGAGGCCGAGCAGCATCAGCGGCTTGCCAACGAGCGTGGCCTTGAGGTCGAGAAATCCCGCAAGGAAAAGCT